GAAATAGCTAACATGATGCCAATTAAGTGGCGTTGTGATGTTCTGAAGAAGGGTATGCTTTCATAATGGAACCAATATCGACAGCATTAGCTGGCATTGCCCTTGTAAAATCTAGCGTTGATTTTATCAAAACGCATATCAATACAGCCAAAGACATAGGTGAGATTGCTGGTCAGATTGACGCATTGTTTGTTGGTCAGAAGCAAGTTCAAGAGGCAAGCAACCGTAAAGCTGGCGTTGGTTTGTCAGATCAGTTTGGTGTGCAGTCAGTAGCACAGGAAATGATAGACGCCAAGCTTGCTGCGGAAAAGCTACAAGAAGTAGCTAATATGGTAAACATGCGCTTTGGGCCTGATACTTGGAAAGAGATTCTTGCTGAGAGAAACCGCAGAATACAAGAAGCCAAGGAAGCTCAGATTGCGGCTAGAAAGGCTGCACAGAAGGCTCAAGATGAATTAATAGAGAACATTAAGATAGGTTCTTTAATTGTTTTAGTAATGGCTATTGCTATATTCCTGTTTTTTTTCCTAGTATTCAGTGCAGCGATGGCGAGTTCACTGATTATTTAGGAGAATACTGTGTCAAAAAATAGAACAGACTTAATACTGGAAGCATATAGCCTTGTTAAAGAACATGGCGGGACAAGAAGTGCTTCTAGAGAATCAGGAATCCCAAGAAGTACATTGCAATACAGACTCAGAATAGGTAAAGCAGCTGGCATTATAGATGATTCTGACATTGGATACACAGCACCCTTAAAGATAGATGATGATATTCCTGTCGATGAGATTGTAGATCATCTTCATGCAAGATTTAAAAAGCGAAAGAAGTATCGTGAATCAAAGAAGTGGGCTCCTATACAGATGCACACTGATGATCCTATTGGTTTGCTATGGTTAGGCGATCCACATATTGATGACAATCATTGTGACTGGGATTCTCTTAAAGAGCACATTGACATTATCCAAAGCAATGAGGGCATCTATGGCTGCTCACTTGGAGACCAGCAGAACAACTGGGTGGGAAGATTAGGGCGTCTTTATGGCGAACAGGATACATCACATAAAACAGCATGGAAGCTTGTTGAGTGGTTGATCCAAGAGATGAATCCTATGGTTCTTATTGGGGGCAATCACGATATGTGGTCTGGTGCTGGTGATCCATTGAAGTGGATGGCACAGACAGATTGTTTGTTTGAAAACTGGGAAGCTCGTATTGCATTGAGATTCCCTAACAAACGTGAGTGCCGTATTGTAGCTGCACATGATATGCCTGGGCATAGCCAGTGGAATCCATTACATGCACAGATTAAGGCAGCTAAGTTTAAATCTAATGCTCATCTTTACATCTCTGGACATAGACACAACTGGGCATTAGCACATATCGAGCTTGTGGAGCAGGAAACTACAGCTTGGCTTGCAAGAGCAAGAGGATATAAGTACCATGATACATATGCTTTTGTGAAAGGATTTGAGCAGCAGAAGTTTGGTCAGGCTATTCTTCAGGTAATAGATCCGACAAATCCTTCTGAGGTCTCATGGGTACAATGTTTTGCTGATCCTCATGAGGGTGCTGAGTACCTACGATATCGTAGATCGCTTCGCAAGTAACGGCAGCGTATCCAGCGATGTCAATCCAAGAGTCAAAGTGAGTAGGATCGTTCTGTAATCTGGAGAGTTTATTGAGAATATGCAAAGCCCCAACATCGAATGGAGATATAGGTACGCCTAGATGAGCTTCATAAAGAGACGCAGCTATAGTAAAATTGTCCGATGGACTTCCATAATTTTCACCACGTTCTTTTACAGCGTCTTTGGCTTTAGCTAATACAATATTTCTGATTGAGTCGTCCATAATACACCGAGGGTTAAATGAGTGCCGAAACGATATTAAAGCTCAAACTACTGCCAAGAGCAATGATGTTTATTATGACAATCATGTATATTCGTGTAGTGGAATGGGGAATGAGCTTGGAGACTATTAGTACGCAGCAGAGTGCAATGGTTAGCGTTGTGTCTGGTGCTATGACAGGAGCGTTTGCAGTTTGGTTGGGAAGTGAAAAGAAATGATACAAGCATTGATTGGTCCAATAGCTTCGCTAGCTGGTTCTTGGGTGGAATCTAAGGTCGAGCAGACTAAAGCCAAAGGTAGAGTTGCACAAGCTAAAGCAGAAGCAGAAGCAGAAGTAATGAAAGTTGCTGCTACGCATGAAGCTGGCTGGGAAAAGATTATGGCTCAAGCCAGCGATAACAGCTGGAAGGACGAGGCGTGGACTATTCTTTTTATTCTGATAATCGCCATGTGTTTTGTACCCTTTACACAGCCCTACGTTGAGCGTGGGTTCGCTGCACTGTCTGCTACGCCAGATTGGTTCCAGTATGCTGTTTATGCCAGCATAGCGGCTTCATTCGGCCTTAGAAGCATTAAGGGTGTTCGCAAGTAATATCTTAAAGACATCATCTGGATTAGATTTGTTATTGCGTTCTCTGTATGATTTAAATTCCCTTGGTGGCCTTAAATCCATACCAACATCTTTATCGACAGCAACAATTGTCTCTGGTGGTGTATATCTGCCGTGAATGTCTATTGTTTCTGCCTGTGGATCATCTTCAAACATAATGTGAATACCTATTATTGTTAAGTTTTACTAACATTAAATGGCAACAAGGCATGTTGTTCTCCCTAGAACCTGAGGCCCCCTTGACTGGGGGTCTCTTTTTTTATATCATCTCTGAATCACTTGCCCGACTCGGCAGTGGTGGGGAAAGAGAAGGGGGTGGCTGTCAGGCTGCTCCCTTTTCTGATTCAAAGAAGAATGGTCTGTAATCCTCAATATCTTTGTGGAACCTGTGCAATAAAGCAAGCTCAAATCTATCCCCAATAAACTTCACATCGTCATTGAGAGTTGTAATTTCTGTCTTTGGATGTACTGATTCACCCTCTTCATCTGTGCCAAGGATAAGTCCATTACCAGCAAGGGGTGTTGGATAGTTTTTGTGAATCCAGAAGTATTGATCTTCTACATAGAGTCCTTCGTCATCAATGAAGGCAACGTCTTGGTTCTCATATAAACGAACAACGTCAAAAGCTCTGGCATCGTTAAGGAATGTGTAGATATCCTGATAGTCGCCTGAGTATTTGGCAGCAGAAATTTTTTTGTCTTTAGGGTTGATTAAATAAGCAAGCATTACAGTTTACCTCCTGTTTTAAATTGTGTGTAAAAAATAACAGAATCGTCACTATCAAATTCAGCAAACATTCTATCGCCAATAGATGTTACTTTTGAAACGAACTTTCCCCAATCAATACCGCAGTCCCAATAGAATGAGGCTAAAGCTAAAATTTCGTTTCTACCTTCTATTTCTTTAATAATTTCTATTTGAGCATGCGCTCCATTGATCATGTGTTGATGTCCCATTTCCCCACCACTGTTAGTTGGGTTAATTGATTAGTACGATGTCCTCTCCATCACCGTCATGGAGAGCTTCAATCATTATGTGGCATATACCAGCAACCTCACCTTCAGTCATCCAACGTGAATGACCCCATTTCATGTAAGTGCTTTTGCCACGAGTTTCGTTTGATAAAGTTACGGTTATCATCATCTCATCAATCTCTGTGAAATCAATGGATACGAAAAGCTGTCTGTAGTCACCGTCTTTACCTTTGCCAGTGATCCACAGACAGTTTTCTACAGCGTGTGATTCTGATGATAGTATTACAGCAGATGCAGCAAGCAGCCGTTGTAAATTTCTGTCAGAGAATACTTGCATCTGTCATCTTTCTTTTTGCTTCCACAAGCTTGTGATCTGGCTTGTGTATTATCTCAGCACGAGAAACATAACATTGGTAGCACTTTGTGTTGCCCGCTGCGTCAACTACAAAGCCACCTGTGCTACAATTTATCCATGCAGCACAGGCTTGACATAGCTCTTGCCTATGCAGCTTTGAGCTTGTTTTTCGCTTTCTTGAACTCATCAGTTACCGTAGCTTTCGCAGATTTAGACAGTTTGTTTATGGCTACTGTGTTATTACGCCAAGCTCTGTCGATAGAGTCAATACTGTCTGATGCTTTAAAGGCATCAATGATAACATTTATATCGTACTCTTCTAGATCCATAGGTAAATCTTCACCGGCATAGACATTGAGGCCAAGACCGTGAAAAGCAATGGCTTTGACTAGACAGCGTTGTAAAGCCTTGTTGACCTGACCGCCATCTGGGTGAGCAACAGATTGGTTCTTGTGATCCATGACGTAATGAATCTCTGTGTGAGCAATATCCTCGATGGTGACAGTAACAGCCACATATGTATGACCTTTGGTGTCACGCATAAATGGTAAAGGATTGTTTTGATTGTCACGAAAGATGTGCTTTTCAAATTTGGCGGTTGGATACTTTTCTTTGACAAAAGCCCAAGCCCATGTCCAAGACAGATAGTCAAAGCGACCCTTCTGTTCCACTTCCTTGGACACGTCAAAGCGTGATAGATTGTGCCATACTGATTCAGTCATCCTTATTCTCCTTTGGTGACATATGAGTGCATGTTAGAGTACCAGCACGAGAACGTGTGATACGAATCTTATGACCCTTGAGGTTGCCATCCAGATCGTAATCTAGTCTGCGGCATTTCTCAGGTATCAATTTCTTAAACATATCTTTGGCTTCGTCAGCGACTTTGACTGCTTGCTTGCTGTCAATGATATGCTGTGCTTGAAAACCAAACAGATGATTGTCTTCATCAGACCAGCCATCGAGGTCTTTGACATTCATAACATACATGTCTGAATGATCTACTGGTGGCTGGGAAATAGGATCATGTGGTGTCCAGCCTTGATAGTAAGACCAGAATGATTTGCAGTTAGATAGATAGTCTTCGCACCAGTTGTGATCTTTGGTAAGCATACGCCACTCGATGCGGCAGCGTACACCAAACAGAGCAACAAAGTAGCAACGGTCAACACCGCTTACTATCATGTGATGCTGGCATTGAGGCGCATAAAGCTCTGCTAGTTCGTCTATGTCCTTAAAGCCGAAGTGCGCCTTGATCTCCAGAGGAGCATTATCGCCAACAACACGCCCATCAAAGGTAGAATGGAGAGGCACATTGTTAACAAGAATAGTCTTGCCGCCGCCACGAAAGTTGACTTGACGCCCTTCTTGCTCCGCCCATTTGTCGATGATGTATGGTTCAAGATAGCTCCCTGTGTCCATTAGAAGTTGCGTTTGCTTGTTTGGCTTCCAGACCTTATCGCCACGTTTCTGAAGGACTAGATCTTCCCAGTCAGCGTAGT